CCGGAGAAGGTAAACATTTCTGTGGTGGTTGTGGATGTGGAGACAAAAAGGGGACATGGTTAATGGCAGATGGCGAGGACTATAGTAAATTAGACTATCCAAAATTACATTGTCCATTAAACATGCCGGGATTTGCAAACTACGAGGAATCTGCCGAGGATGAGTCAGAAGAACCCGTTACGAGAAGGTATTATATTGAAAATATGTCCCCAGAAGACATGACAGATATAAAGGTTTCTTTACCAGAACCACCAGAACCACCAAAAGGTAAATAATAAAACAATATTACCATCTTTTATAAATAACTAGGAATAGGAGTATAATTGATGGCAAATACCTCGGCATTAGCGTCAAGAGATCAAATTATTGACTATGCTTTTAGACGGCTTGGTGAACCTGTTATTGATGTAAACGTGGATCGTCAACAAGCAGAAGAGAGATTGGATGATGCTCTTCAATTCTTCACCGAAAGACATTTCGATGGGGTTGAAAGGGCATTGTTCCAATATCAAGTAACTCAAGCAGATATCGACAACGGGTTTGTTGATATGGATGAACTGGGTGCTGTTAACGGCGCTAGTGGTGCAACCGCTAGTAGCGCACCAACAGGAAAAGATGTAGTAAGCGTTATACGAGTTTTCAGATTCGGTGATAGCACAGCAAATATGTTTGATGTTAGATATCAAATGGCTCTCAACGATTACTTCGGTATTAATAGAAACCTGTTCATGGGACAGGGTATGGGTATGGCATCCTATGATAGCACGAAAAGGTACACCAGCCTCATACAACAACTATTTGAACCAGAAAAAATGATAAGATTCAATAAAGTGACCAATAGGTTACATATAGATATGCCTTGGTCAGATGATATAGAGGTTGATAGATATTTAGTAATCGAAGCGTATGTCGCACTAAACCCTGTAATATTCACTGAAATATACAACGACATACTTCTTAAAAAATACTTTACTGCTTTGATAAAAAGACAGTGGGGAATCAACTTATCTAAATTTGATAATGTGGCATTACCCGGTGGAGCAACAATGAGGGGTGGGGAGATATATCGAGAAGCGGAGGAAGAAATCGCACGATTAGAAGAAGAGGTTCGCTTGACATACGAGTTACCCATTGACTTCATGACAGGATAAACATGGCTATCAATCCATACTTTAAAAAATACTCTGGCGATGCCAGTATTGTTGAAGATCTAACGATTGAAACAATAAAGGCTATGGGCCACGACTTCGTTTACATACCAAGAACATTAATGAATACAGATGATTTGTTCGGTGAAGACACTTCATCTAAATTTGATGATGGTTATGAGTTGGAAATGTATATCCAAAATGTCGATGGGTTCGAGGGTGAGGGAGATATTTTAACCAAGTTTGGTTTAGAGATTCGTGATAGAATGACTCTGGTATTATCCAAGAGAAGATTTGAAAATACAGTCGGTATACATGAGGGAGAGATAACAAGACCAAGAGAGGGTGATTTGATTTATTTCCCACTTAGCAAAACTCTCTTTGAAATCAACTTTGTCGAACACGAAAACCCATTCTATCAACTAGGAAAACTTTACACCTATGTTCTCTCCTGTGAGGTATTCGCCTACAGTCAGGAAGATATCGATACCGGAATAACCGAGATTGATAATATCGAGAGTGATAGACAATACTTTATGATCAACCTACAACTGGGAGATCGAATCAGTGGTGCTACGGCATACTATCAGGGAGAAACTTTGTTCCAGATCAATGGGTCTACTGGTGGAGCATTCTCCGCAGCAACCACAACTGCTACGGTAATAGACTGGAACGCAGCAGGAAAAACTTTGGGTATATCCAATATCAACGGCACACTAAATGTTGGTGGAGAATCCGACAGTATAAAGGGTGCAAGTTCTGGTGTGGAATATTACATCTCCACAAGAGAAACAACCAACGTCATCATTCCACAGGAACCCAGTCAAACAAGAGAAGACAGCGGTGAAAATGAAGAGTTTGGGTTTGAAGCGGATAAAGAAAATATATTTGACTTCACCGACATAGATCCATTCAGTGAGGGCAATTACTGATGTTTACTCATTTCTACAAAGAATCTATAAGAAAAATGGTGATAGCCTTTGGTTCTCTTTTCAACGACATTCGTATCTCTAGAAAAAATGCAGATGGTACAGAGAAAGAACAGATAAGACTTCCGTTAGCGTATGGACCAAAAGAAAAGTTTCTTAGAAGAATAAGAGAGACTAGCAGCATCTCCGATGATAATAAAGTCATTGAGGTTCCCAGATTATCGTTCGAGATAACAAACTATGCGTATGATCCTCAAAGAAAAAGAAACTCACTCACAAGAAGAAAAGCAACTCAAACAATACCGGACAGGTATGAATATACTTACGCAGAAGTTCCTTATGATATATCCTTCACTCTTCAGTCCTATGTCAGATATATGGATGATGCTCTTCAGATAACAGAGCAAATACTTCCCTACTTTGCACCAGACTTTACGGTGACCATTAACTTCAATGATATAAACGAAAAGGTAGATGTTCCTATCACTTTAAACGATGTTTCCATCACAGAGGATTATGAAGGTTCGTTTGATACTAGAAGACTGATAACCACTCAATACACATTCACGGCAAAGTCATATGTGTTTGGACCGACAAAGAAAACAGAATCCGAAGTTATTCGCAGTGCAGATATTACCTTCTTTGATCTTGAGGGTGATAACTTCCTAACCAGAAGAAGAGGTGGTTCTGGACCAACTGGCGCAATCCTAAGAGGTATCTATGGAGTCAGCGGTGAGAATGAAACCATACATACATTTGGTTATACAAGTGATATAAGCACCGAGAGGTTCGTTGGTGGTGCATCTGGATCTGATGGTATTGATATTATTGGAAATACATATGCGTGATGTGAAAAAAGAAACTAATGATAGAATTTCAGACTCTCTAGGTATATCGTTCGATGCTGAACCAGTGGAAAATAAACCACTGGCTAAGGTGATAGACGCACCAAAAGAATTGATGTCATTGGAACATAAGTCTGAAAAAGACTTTAATGATGTAAGAAAAAACCTTATCGAACTTATAGATACCGGAAAGATTGCTATTGAAGGTATATTGAATGTTGCAGAGAACGGCGATCAACCCAGAGCCTACGAGGTCGTTTCTCAAATGTTGAAGACAGTCTCAGAACTAAACAATGATTTGTTGGGTATACACCAGAAATCAAAAGAAATGAACAAGGTGGACAATAAGTATACTCAGAACACCACGAACAATTCAATCTTCGTTGGTTCTTCCAGTGAATTGTTAGACATGTTGAATGAGGGTAGAAGCAGGACAAAGGCTTTACATAATGATATTATAGAGGAAGTAGATGAGTAGTAGAAAAGGTGGATACCTTGGAAACCCCAACCTAAAAGAGGCTGGACAACAAATTGAGTTTACCAAGGAAGAATTAAAAGAATTTGTAAAGTGCCAGAGAGATCCAGAGTACTTTATCAAGAAATATATCAAGGTGGTCAGTCTTGATAAAGGTCTTGTTCCATTCAATCTGTATGACTATCAGGAAAAAATGGTTGAAACTATTCATAACAACCGTTTTGTTATAGCAAAGTTACCTCGTCAGTCTGGTAAATCCACTACAATTGTTTCTTATATTCTACATTATGTCCTCTTCAATCAAAGCATGTCGGTTGCAATTCTTGCCAATAAGCAAGCAACAGCAAGAGAAATCTTACACAGACTTAAACTCGCTTATGAATATCTGCCTCTATGGTTGCAGCAAGGAATTGTTGAATGGAACAAAGGTTCTATTGAATTAGAAAATGGTTCCAAGATTCTAGCATCATCCACTTCAGCATCTGCTATTCGTGGTGGTTCGTTTAACCTTATCTTCTTAGACGAATTTGCCCATGTTCCTAACAATATCGCTGAAGAATTCTTTAGTTCAGTATATCCAACCGTCACATCTGGTCAGACCACAAAGGTTCTGATGGTATCAACACCAAATGGTTTAAATCTGTTCTATCATTATTGGATAGGGGCAAACAGAAAAAAGACTGACAAAGGAAAGAATGATTACACACCGTTTGAGGTTCATTGGAGTCAGGTTCCAAAATACCCCGGTGGACCATTAAGAGATGAGGCGTGGAAACTAGAAACTATAGCAAACACTAGTGAGGAACAATTCCAATCAGAATTTGAGTGTGACTTCCTTGGTAGTAGCGCCACTCTTATATCTTCCAAGAAATTACATGAACTAGCATATAAAGAACCATTAATATCAACTCAAGAAGGGGTTGATATACACGAAAAACCAAAAGAGGGACACACTTATGTCATATGCGTAGACCCGTCTAGAGGTGTGGGAAAAGATTATAGTGCATTTACGGTTATAGATGTTTCCGAGCCACCATATAAAATAGTTGCTAAATATAGAAACAATCTTATATCTCCCATGCTTTTCCCCACAATCATTCGGTCTTTAGCAAAACAATACAACAGGGCATACACCCTGATTGAAATTAATGATATTGGTGGACAGGTAGCAGATGTTCTTCATGATGATTTAGAATATGAAAATGTTCTCATGTGCGCATACATGGGTAGAAAAGGACAGACAATAACAGGTGGTTTTGGTGGTGGTGGTCAGTCACACTTTGGAGTGAGGACAACCATACCAGTTAAAAAATTAGGATGTTCTGTTCTGAAAAATTTGATAGAAGGAAATAAATTAATTGTAGAAGACAGAGACACCATAATGGAACTCTCTACATTCGTTGCAAAACGACAATCGTTCGAAGCAGATGATGGACATACGGATGATTTAGTTATGACTTTGGTCATGTTCAGTTGGCTTTCTCGTCAAGACTACTTTAAACAATTAACAGATGTGGATGTTAGAACTGAACTATATGAAGAGAAGATTGAAGAGATTGAGGAAGATATATCCTTTTTTGGGTTCATAGATGATGGTATTCCTGAAGATGGTGTTTGGGACGGGGAAGATAGGTGGTATAACGAAAATACAGATTCTTATACATATTGATGACATATTCTTGATAAAAGCCTATTTATTCGAAGATCTAAAGGAGTTTCAATATGCCTTTTACCGTTAGCCCAAACATAGATGTTACAGGAAAAAACCTGAAAGCATTTAGCCAAAATGCTACAGATGTTGTAGCGGGTTTCGTAGGTCGTTTTGACTGGGGACCAACAACCGACAATGTAGTAATTACTAGCGAAGGGGAACTATACTCCACCTTCGGTCCCCCCGCTGCAAGTGCAACTGGTGGTATGGACTGGTGGACAGCAGCAAACTTCCTAAGTTACGGTAACGCGCTCACTTGTAGAAGAAGTATCACATATGGAGACTCTGCGCAACGGGCTGTTGCTCACGGGTTTAGTGCTTCCGATGGAGATCCCGGAGGGAAGTACGGGGGACATAATGATTCGGTCGCAGATATTCAATCTCTTTATTCTGGTAAATTGGCAAACAACTTAAGAGTAGCAGTCATTGGTCCAACTGATTTTAATTCTGGACCAACTTCTTCTGCTTTGGGAACGACTTTAGGTATTTTCAACCCATACAACTATGGATATATTCCTTCTACAACTGCATTTGCAGAAGCAAGGGGTGTTACCAATGACGAATTGCATATTGGTGTTGTAGCAGGTAGATCAGATACTGCACTAGGAAATGCCGATGAAATACTTGAGGTATACACCGGCCTTTCACGTTTCAAGAATGCAAAGGCAATTGATGGGTCTAACATCTATTACAAAGATTATGTCAACAACAATTCAAATTATATTCGAATTAAGGGGGAACTGTTTTCAGACGCAGACCAAACTTTATCAGATAATAGCGAAGATAATGCTGGTGTAGATATTGTCAAATGGGCAGGTGTGGCTGGTTTAACAGGTTACTTTAATGGTATAACCGGTAATCCCGGTACAACAGGTGTGGCTAGATATACCGCAGTTAATTCGGGTACGGGTGGTATAACAGGAAATGTTGCAGTAACCTTCCTAGCAGGTGCAGCAGACGCAACAAACTGGTACGCAGGTAGAAGTGCAG